TGAAAATATACATAAGTATCAGCAGCCTCTACTACGGGTCACCAAACATCAACATTAAAGGTGGCTGCATAACCAATATTTCCAACTGGATAATAACCACCGCCTTTGCATGTATAAGGCAAACCGGCGACTCGAAACTGGCTAGAATTATTGGTTATAGAAGTAATAATGATATAGAAGTACGCTTCTACCCAATTACCAATTTTAACGTATGAAGCGGTAAAACTACTAATGACGCCTCCATTTGATAATGTCGGAGTCCAAGTACCTTCTTCATAATCATCAAGAGCGTTTGCAGCAGCCGTGTCGCCGTTGAATGAAATGCCGCCACCGGATTGGATTCGTACACGCTCGGTAGAGCCATTTGTGCTAAATAAAATTGAGCCGTTTTGATTGGATCGCAGCCCAATATCCGTAGACAGGCCACCTGTAATCATGGTCCCACTACCTATATAAAAAGCATCTGTTGAGTTTTTATAAAGCGTAAAAATGTCGTCAGTTCTAATTGGTCCACCAACTACATCTAATTTTGTGCCAGGCGACGCCGTTCCAACCCCCAAATTTCCCGAGCTGTCGATTCGCATCCGCTCGCTGTTATTAGTGGCGAATGTAAGATTTTGGTTTTCGTACAGCCAAAGCATTCCGTCTTCAGTGCTATCCAGGCCAACTAGCAAACCGTCAGTAGATCCACTTCCAGTAGTGCTATTGGTAAATTGAGTAATACAAGAGCCTGTATCAGGCTGATGAAAATGTGCCTTTCTATTGCCAGATCCTTGAACTTGTAAAAGAGCGTTGCCGCCAATAGAAGAACTTAATCTAAGCAACAGCCTGCCCGAGCTGTCGATTCGTAGGCGCTCGGTCGATGAAGTACGAAACTGCATTGAATTATCAGCGTGATCGTATCTCAGCATTCCTGCGTATTCAGAAGAAGTTGCTGAGTTGTCTCCAAAATAAATGGAACCTTTGCCGGAAGTTGTAGTCTGAAGAGAGATTATTTCACTTGCAGACGTATTATCACCAAGTTGTAAGTCACGGACAGGCGACGATGTTCCAATCCCAACCCGGTTATTAGTACCGTCAACCTTTAACGTATTACTGTCGATGTTGATGTTTTCATCGACGCCGCCAGTTGTGATTTGTGTAAGTCCCATCACTCACCTCCAGGTTCTGACTCCGCAATGGAAGCCTGATATGCACTGATTATATCAGCGGTCCACAGTGCCGCTGCGATGTCTTGCACTTCCTGCACTTCACCGGTTACGTCATCACCTGGGACAACAACGTGGCGGTGATGATTACGTGCCAGCTCAACACCATCTTCTTCGACCACAGTGGTGGTGCGGATTTGGATCACCTGATTGGGCAGGATCTCTTCTTTGTATTCGAGTCGTTTTGTAATAGCCATTAAGAACGTCCTCCAGACGAAATAGGTTTAGGCTAGTTTTGAGCCATTGCGGGCTAATTGTTTAAGTTGAACGATAAGATATAACTCCAATAAAACTACCATTAGTACCCATATTGTTTCCTGTTAAAGCCTGCCACCCAACGTTGTCTCCTAACGCGTAAACTCTCCACTGAGTAGAATTAAGGTATCCGGTCACCATTGTTCTGCCTGTTGGAAAATCAACAGCATTTGACATAACTGGAAATGCTCCTTCTTGATCAGGTGCATAAGGAAGTCCTCCAAAAGTAAGAGTACCTGCATTAGGTGAAGTAAGGTCATAAACTTCAAAATGACAAGTTACTAATGATCCAACTTTGACGTAAATACAATTACCTGCGTCTACAGTTACAGCAGAGGCTCCATTAGTAACAGTGGGCGTCCAACTGCCCTCTTCGTAATCATCAAGAGCGTTTGCAGCAGCCGAGTCGCTGCCAAATTTAAGACCGTCAATGTCAAATCCTGCAATTCTTTCAGCTCCAGTACCACCAGTGTTTGAAGCATAAATAGCTATTCTTTTGGTTTCGTAACCTAGATAGCCGTGTTCGTTGTCATCGTTTTGAAACCTGACATATACAGAATTATTGCCTGAGCTTTGAATTTTAGCAGGGGTGCTAATTGTGCTTGAAACATGAAAATTATTTTGTGGGCTGGAAGTTCCAATCCCAACATTTCCCGAGCTGTTAATTCTGAGGCGAGTGGTGCTGCCTGTTCCAAAACCTAAATAATCACCGTTGTGGTTGTATTCCACAAATCCTGAATATTCACCTGCCCCACCTGCGTCGCCATCAGAGAAGTAAAGCGAACCATAGTTTGCCGCTCCAGATCGAATTGTTATACCGCTGTTTCCACTATCTGCAACAGTTAAATTATCGGCAAGTGCTGCACCTTCAGTCGTTGTCCCCAGCAACAGCCTGCCTGAGCTGTCGATTCTGAGTCTCTCACTATTGTTAGTTTTTAACAGAATAGGATGAGACGTTGCGGTTTGAAGGCTTAAGCCATTGGAGTCATTAAAAACATATGCTCTCGAAGACTGATTAGCTGTTGCTAAATCAAGAACACCGCCTTCATCATTGGCTGGTCCATGAATAGACAAGCTGCGATATAAAGCAAGCGGCGACGATGTTCCAATGCCAACGTTGCCTGAGCTGTCGATTCGCATCGCTTCACTGGCACTCCCAGCGGCTGCAGTGTGGAACTGCAATGCACCGTCGTCTTTGTTTGTTGTATCAGTTCCAGTGCCACCGATAATCCGAGCAACCTGGGTACCATTCCAGTTAAAGTCGAGAATACCTAATGCAGCGTCAGCGCCAGACCTATTAGCGTGAAAATCAATCTTACCAAAAACATTCGTAGAACTTGAAATTCGTATACCTTCATTGTTGGAATCTACTGCTATATCTAAGTTGTTTGCAGGACTTGTTGTTCCAATCCCAACCGAACCAGTCGTAACTACATTCTGGCTACCAAAGTTAGGGCTAATCTTTGTACCTGCAATTGCAGCACTAGCGTTAACATCAGCGTTAACGATCGTACCGTCAGCAATCTTGGCAGACGTAACAGCACTATTAACAAGCTTAGCTGTACTAACAGTGTTATCACTTGGTGTACCAATATTGACAGAAGTACCTACAGTAACAATAAAAAACTCAGAGCCAGTAGCAGGAGCAGCAGCAAAAATGATGTCAGCGTTGTCGATAACAAAGCCTTCAGACGGTTGTGACGTACCACTGTTAGGCTTTTGGATCACACCGTTAATGCTTACAATATGCTGCTGTGCGACGCTTCCAGGGTTGCTAAGGGTAAACCTATAAGCAGAGCCGTTGAACGTGGCAGAGCCGCCTCCAGTGCCCCCTGAAGAGCTTAGAGTGTTGATGAAGTAGTTACCAACAGCTTGTACTTCTTCCCATGCAGACACAGTGGCGTCATACACCAGCATTTTGCCAGTAGACGTGTTAAAGAACAGGTCACCAGCATCTAGATCTGTGGTAGGATTACTAGAACCAATACGATATCGGGCAAAGAAATCGTTGACATCATCGTTTAGTTGTGCAATATCAGCATCTGTACCTAATACTTTGTGGTAAGTATAGGTATTAAGAGTTGAAGTAGAGACAACTTGCAAACCTTGACCAGCAGGTAAGGTGCTGCTTTGTAGTGCAGTTGGGAAGCCAGTAATAGTTACAGCAGTACCACCAGTGGTTTGACCACTTGCAGTACCTGATGCACTAACTACCAAACCACCTGCATCAGAAATAGACACGACAGTGCCTGCATCATCAGACGGATCAGGGTTAGTAGTGGGGAAACTATTCTCGTTTGCGATGGCAACAAAGCCACCGAGATTGTCCATCAGACCAAGAACGTATCCACTGATAGCATTGGACGTTGGATACTGGGTTGTGCTGTTAGCTGTGAAGCTATTAGTCAGTGTATTGCCATCTAGTTGATTGATTTCAGTAGAATTAGCAGTGACACCATCCAAGATGTTCAGTTCAGACGTGCTAACAGTTGCACCATCTAGGATCTGGACCTCAGCTTGCGTAAGATCAGCCAGTGCAGATGCAGTAGTAGACCCCATAGTTGCCAGTTCACGTAGCTCAGCATCAGCAAGC